ACCATCTTGTCTTGCACCGATTGTATAACCCTGTACTCTTGTTGTTGGTGGTGATGCTTGAGTTGTATAACCATATAGGTACAATCTTGTTCCAGGAGTACCACCCTGTCCTGCTAATGCAGCGTTAATTGTTTTAGTTCTTGATATGTCAATGTTAACCCAGTTAACAGAAGTTTCTTCACCAAATATTACGTTACCATTAATAGTTGCTGTGTTTGCACCCGTTAGAGTAACAACTCTTGTATTAGTATTGACTGAACCAACTGTTGCTCCTGTAGCAATACCAGTACCATGAACTGCAACACCTTCTATAACACCGTTAACACTACCATCATTGGTAAGTGTAATTGTTGATGCTCCATTAACACCTGTAGCAGTAGTTGAAATAACATTAAGTGCTTTAGGTGGAACTACGTGAGTTATAGCACCTGCCTTATCTTTAGAGAATGCTTTTGATTTAAATCCAGCAGATCTAAGTGCAATACTACCAAAGTTACTATTACTATTAGTAATAGACATGTCAGCACCTCTGAAAGCAGAGAAGTGTGCAAAGTATCCAACAGCGAACACCGAGACTGCTTGAATGAATGCGTCATCAGATGCCCTAATGTGCATATGACCCCATCCTTTACGGTATTCAGCGAAACCGTCTAAGTGAGCACCATCTCCAGCAGTTGCTACGTCATAGTTACCAGTTGATGCGTTATATCTTACAAATGCTCTGTCGTCTTTCTGTAGTGATAGTCCAGTAAACTGTGCCACAACCATTGATTTGAAACCAGTTGCTTTAGCACCGTTTGCATGCATACCATTCATACCCCATACAGAACGTAGGGATAGGTTAAAGGCATAAGGTGATGCTGAGTCAACAGTGTCAATCTCAGTCTTAACAGTTATATTAGTACCTACAGCATTTCCTGTAGGTTCACTTGCCATCTGATAAGTAAAGACATTACCTGATGCTGAAGTGACGGTGAAAGATCCATTATAGACTGTTGCATCAACTTCGGATTGTGGTCCCGTTGATCCTGTAACACCAGATATATTAATGTTAACGCCAACAGAGAAACCGTGATCTCTTGGGTTGTCGAACTCATCAACAGTGACTGCCGTCGCAGTTTGACCATTTCTTGTGACCTGTAAGACTCTGTATTCATCAGATATAGGACCAACAATTCTGTTTTCTTCTACTCTTGCCTGTAATTGGTCTGTTGAAGGATCACCAGATGTATCAGGTATAGTAGCGAATGCTTTAGATACCTTCTGATAATATATGTCTAAGTCTGTTCTTGTTAGAATATTAGGAACAGCAGAATAATCTGCATTAGGTACAGTTCCGTCAGATATTAGTGTTGATAAAGGATTTAAACCGTCTGCAAACTCAAAACAGGTCAATCTATGGTGGGAAAATTTTGGAGGTATAGTCTCAACACTATCGGGTTTAAAGTAGACCCCCTCTTCAATACCATCAAAGAATGAGAACTGCCAGAAGTAAGTACCACCAGTTACCTTGAAGATTGCAGTAGTAGGAGGAATTTGTGCTTCAGTGTTAATACCTTTTGCAGCATATGTTGTAGGATAAGGTATATACATTGGTCGTATCTTAGTACGACGTAAGTCTAATCCAACAACAGAACAACCTCTGGGAACGATAACGCCTCCTTCGGTTGAGTTATACTTATATAATACGTTATTTGCAGATGTTAAATCTAAGTTTGAGTTAGAGTCAATAGGTGGAACATTGGTATATAAAACTTCACCAGGTCTATTGTCTATCTGATATTCAGCAGGATATAACATGATGCTGAATGCATCAAATTCGTCATTACTTAAACCAACTCTATATGAAAATCTTGCTACTTCTAAAAAGGCACGTTGCAACGTCTTAAATGGACGCAAAGCAGAGTTACCTCTGTTGTCAATCGCATCAGAAGCATCAAAGTCGTCTGGGTTGACGTAGATAATACGTCCCGTACGGGACGTAATAATATTCTTTAACCTAGTTAGTGACATTACCTATTTACGTGCTTTTAGTTATTTATTGATGGAATCTAACCTGAACCACCGCCACCAACTGTAGCAGCAGGATCGAAGACTCTTGTAACAAAGGATGTAGAAGTATCCTCAAAACCAATCAAACTAAATGCATTGTTTTGTGAATTACTCTCTATCACCAATCTTTCACCAGGTCCAATTACCAGAGAGGTAATCTTAATTACATTATTTGCAGCATTATCATTATTAATATAGAGATAGTTTGATGCCTCTACAGCAGCAGTTGCAACACCAACACTACTTACAGTTACCGTATTCCTTGTAGTAGAACCAACTTTCGGATTATCCCTGAAAGTATTAGTACCTGCAAAATCAGCAGAGTTAGTACCCTTGACGACATATGCAGTTGTACCACTATAACTACGGATGTATCCATAAGGACCAGCAGTTACAGAAGATACTGTATATGTTGTACCACTATGAGTGAACTGATCTGAACCACCTGACCAATCTCCCTCAATGTCATAAACATATAATGAATCATATGTGTATGTTGAAGAAGTTGTAAATAGGCGATCTGATCCACCATAGTTAGCATTAGCAGCAGTACCAGTACCACCATCATAATAGTAATAACTTGATGCTAAGGTAGCATTTGCTGAAAGATCATATTGAACATACGCACCACTGGATCCAGCAGTACCATTGGTAGTCTTACCAGTAGTATATTCAGTACCATCATCAGAGTTACCAGCAGTACCATCAGGTCCCCACTCACCATTCACTGTGTCAGAGATTCCAAAGTCTCTACCACTCATTGAAGCATCAGCAACGTTAAAACGATATGCTCTATCCCCAAATATTGTGAAAGTAGTACCTAAGTAAAGGTCATATGTTCCACCAGCAGTTGTAGTTGAGAAAGCAAATTCATTATTTGCTGTACCAACACCACCAGATGCAATAGTACCAGTAGCACCACCAGATGCAGTTACAGAGTCACCTGCTACAAATTCTGCTCCAGATCCCGCAAGTGTTGTAGGACCAATATAAACATTAGTTGTACCAGATCCTACTGCTGCTGCATATATTGTTGCTGTTGCTGTATTACCACCACTTCCTTTAACTATAGTCTCTCCAACTGCGGGAGTACCACTAACTGATTCTAATGTTATCTGACGAATAGCAAATGTTTTTACAAATACTTCTGTGTATGGTGCAATGTAATACGATTCAAACTTAAACGACTTTTCTCCAGTCGTTGAAGTTAATAATGTACTACCTGCTAATGTTGCAGCAGCAGGAACAGGAGTGTTAAGATTTACCCTATATCCTGAAATTATATCACCTTTATGCAACGCATAAGTCGATGCATCTAAAGTTAATTTTTGATCATAATCTTTAAGAGCGAGATCCCACTGGGATGCCGATCCATCGTTTGTTATATTTAATACAGCACTTGCGGAAGCGTCAATAGGTGCAGCATACAGGACTGTGTTTGTCGTCGCTGCAGGTTTCGCTTGTGCTAAGAGTCCTTGATCTGCCATTGTTAATTAGAATCCAGCGTAGAAAAATTGTTGTTGTCTTGTTAACCCAGTAAGGTTGTTTGCTCCAATACCAGCACCAAATGTAACATCTTCAAGAGTTACGTTTTCAGTAGACAGTAGTGTAGCATCAGCATCTGGGAACTTAATAGTTCGAGGACCAGTGATCCCTTCAGCAGAAAGAACAACTGATGCAGCAACATTAGTTGAGTCTTTCAACGACATGTTATACATTGATTTATAGTATAACCCTTGGTCGCCTCTTTCGGTAACTATTATATTATGGTTACCAGATCTATTTAGGTTATTGGTTGGAGGAACCTGAAAACTCTCGTTTGATAATGTGTTCTGATTACTAAGATCGAATGTAATCTTTTTCGTTACGTCAGTTACATCTGCAAGTTGCAGTGCCTTGAAACTTTTGTTAGAAAGAATCTGTGTAGTATCTTCCATTACAACAGTACCACTCTGGTCAGGCATCGTTAAGATCCTGTTAGAGGTTACATTGTCAGTATTCCACTGAACATATGCTGTTGCAGTTTCTGCGTTAGCAGCAAGTTTCATATTAACGAAAGTCTTACTTAATGCAGTTTGCTCTGCTTTAGTATCAAGTATAGTAGATGATGTAGCAGTTGGTTCAGCAGTTGTAGTTACTGATCCAGCATCAGGTAAGAAATAAGAACGACGAGCACCTGAAGTAGTTGCCCAGTTAATCTGGAAAATTGCTTCTTCAGTCCCGTCAACGATAACAAAGTTATTCTCATTAATAAGAATAGTTTTGTTAGTCAATGTTTGTTGTGTATCAGCACCAACAAGTGTAGTACCGTTACCAGAGGTAATAGCAGGTAATGTCATGATTCTGGTATTAGTACCAGTACCAACATTACTTACCTCAAATCTTGCTTTTGGTCCTTGAGCATCTTCTAAAATGAAAGAACCATCTTCCATTAAGAATTGTCCCGTTACTTTAACAGCACCCGTACCTTTAGGTGCGAGAACAATATCAGTATTTGTCGCAACGTCATCCTGTGCAGTCATGTATAATGATGTACTGCTGTTACCGTTATCAATACGGGAACAATAGAAACCACCATCACCAAATGCGATACCCAACTGATCATATGCTGTCTGGTAGAAACCTGTGTCTCTATCCAAATCAAAAGCTATTCCAGGTGCTGCCTTTGTACCTTGCGATACACCTCTAAACAACTGATTAACTTTTGCTTTCCTATTAGGAATCAATGGATCAGATACCACAACAGGAAGAATCGCTTCTCCTGACAAGTTGGAGTCTGATATTGTTTCTAACTGTGATATCTTCTTAGTTGCCACGAATCATCATACGTTTTCCTACAGATCTATTTATACCGATACCACTTGTGTTACTTCAGGAAATCGTTCTTTAATTAATTTCTCGACACCCATAGTCATAGTCTGAGCACTCATAGCACATCCTACACAATTACCAAGGAGTCTAACCATAACGACTGGTCCGTCTTTAAGGTAATCTATTGCAACATATTCGAGCATCCCACCATCCATTTCAATGTAGGGACGTATCTCGTTAAGTACGTTGTTGACATTTAAATCGTTTAGTTCCATATTCTTTTTAATTGTCTTACATCAGTAACACCAAACTGTGCCTTACATACATTCTCTGCATCTTCTCTAAGATTAGATACAGACAGAAATTCCACCTTCTGCAACCTATTGGAAGGTAATAGAATATATGCTTCCCATTTAATAGGTTTCATGGAGTACAGAATAGTATATTATTAATATAACCGTCTGCCCATTCCTTATCAAACCACTTAGAAAGAACTGCTAATGTCTTAGGATTCTTTCTCTGTTGTATAGAGTATCTAATTTGGTCTGCCTTACGTTGTTCTGTTGTTAATGGTGATCCTTTTTCAGCACTCTTAACAGCATCACAGTATATAATAAGGTATTCCATTAATACATCAAGGAATTTTCTTTGTTCTTCTACATCCCTTATACGTTGAAATTTCATATAAGGTGAGAATATATCACCCCATTCTGGTAAAGGACGAGGTTCTTTAAAATTGAATACACTACAGATAGGTTCTATCTTCTCATAAATGTATTCTGATCCCGTAATAGGTGATACATCAACTATCGCAGCAGTAACTACTGTTGGAGTAGCAATGATATCACATCCAAAAATAGGAAGGTTATAACGAGGATCTGGAAAATACACGCAATGTAATACATCCAAATTTCCTGCCTTAGCAACCTCCAAATGGATCTTACGAAGCCCTGTACATTCATGCATCTCATTAGAGATACTAAGATTCTCCCTATGTAACTCAGGGTATTCATTATATAACCATTTTATATTAGGTAAGTCACCCCAAGAGGTACGAATTACCTTTGCCAAATCATCAACGATAGTCACTATAGTAAAATTGCTCCGATAACGAATCCTTTAGCAAATGCAAGACAAAGCATTTGATAGTCTGTGAGTGAAAATTTATCTTGAATTTTTTTTGCGACTTTTTTGTCCCAGTCTTTGATTTTGGTAAGTGCTGCCCCTAACTTAATATTCCACATTGGTTAATCCTCCTTTTGTTTGATATCATACTCAATTATGATCTTATTAGATGATCTACCAACGCTATTAAGCGTACTGGTTCTCTCACAGGTTCCACCAAGACATGCTGCTATTTGCAGTACCTCGGATATCAATTCACCCTGATTCATATGGATGAATTTATCTTCCTCAACTGTCACTGCCTTTCGCCTCACGCATATTTCGATGTAACCTATCTAGTGCTTCTTTAACTTCTGGTGTCTCTTCCCATTCCCAAGTTTCTTCACGTCCCTTCTTGTCGATCTTCTTGAATTGTTTCTTCGTCATGGAGTTTCTTCTCACGCTTGATACGTTTCTTTACCATCTTAGCATAATTTATCTCTTCTGTCGAGTACCATTTCGGATGTTTCTTTGCTCTCTTAATAATTTTCTTTGCTGCCTTAAGATCCTTCATTCAAATTCATTACCTTTTCTTTACCTCTGAAGTAGGTATTTATAACATCAACCTGATCTTGATACTTAGCAATCATGTTCAATTCTTCCTCTATTGCCTCTAAAACATTAGAATGTTCTCCAATGCCAGCAGGATTAGTGAGATAGATCTCAACATTTGCCTTATGCTTTGCTATGTCACCTTTTGCATGTGCTAATAGTGCATTAATAATTTTATCTCTCATTAGTATAAATTCTCCTCTTGTTCACTTAGTAATGTTACTGTATCTGAAGTAGGTAATGCTACACATGTTAGTACATACCCTTCTTCTATTTGATCGTCATCCAAGAAAGATTGCTCTTCTTGATCTACTGTCCCTTCTACAATTTTCATAGCACATGATGAACATGCACCTGCTCTACATGATGAGGGATGATCCAAACCTGCTTCTTCTAATGCTTCTAATATAAAACTATCAGATTCACATTCAAATGTTTCAGTTGATCCATCAGGAGATTGAACAGTAATAGTTGCCATAGTAGTAAATTCCCAACAGTATTATATATCACACTTATTGCGAATAAATTATACACTATTGAGAATCACTCGCATCTATTCCTGTAACAGACTTCCCGTCCGAGTTCTTGATGCAGCAAACAAGTTCTCTATTTCAAGAACATAGTTACTGTTAATAAGGACTCTCTTGGTTTCACTCATTTCATCTGCGTAAAACTTAGGCGGTTGAGGATCGTGTAGGTTGTCTCCAGACATCATTGTATTAGTTAAATTTCTACATACTATTTTATATGGAAATGCTAACAAATGACGTTTATTTTATAATATCTTTCGTTTTATGCAACGTTACGTAATTTCTTTAACAATCTCTTATTACGTTTCTTAATTTGACGCAAACGAGCAGACGCAAGACGAGACTTTATGTTCCGTCCCTGCTTCCTAGGAGTTTCATGGCGTTTAAGACGCATCGGTCTGCTGCTTACTATACAAGTATAGGTTATTTATGCTGCCTTGTCAACCTGTGCTTCTTTTGGAGTCTTCTCCATGTATTCTTTCTTAAATTCTTCCACCTGTGAAATTACCTCCTGATCTATTGGAGGACCATGTTGCATCAGTGGTGATAATAATACTGTACATCCATCTGGACGCTTAATTCTCCATACAGTACGATTCCTTTCACACATGGTAATGAGAAAGGGTAAATTATTCGTTGCTTCTTCTTCAGTTATATCTTGTATATCGGTCATTGAATAACTGCCTCCTCGACAATATAGGTAACCTCCACACCGTAAGGAAGTACCTGTTTAATTAAATCTACTGTCTCAGCAAATCCCTGAGACCCTTCATCATCCCACTTCCAATTAATTCTCTTATTGTCACCTTCATCCGAGATCAGAGTAATCTGTCTTTTAGAAAAATTAACAATGACTTCTTCAAGAGCTTCGTCTTCCATAGGAACCTCGTTTATATACTCATCATACCACAGGTCGATTAGGATGTCAACCTAATTCAAGAAGATAGTTGCAGCAAGGAGTTTGATGGTAGCAGTAGCAGTCATGGTAATAGCAGCACCAGATGCTATTGTTGTTGCTGCTCCTGAAGTCATAATGATAGCACCAGCAGCATTAGCATTAAATGCTCCACCCAAGACTGTATTACTATATCCAGTAGCACCACATGTAATAACCATTGGTCCAGTAGGATTAGCAAGAACCCATCTTGGAATAGCATCAGTTGCAGATCCTCCTGGCATCATAACAGTTTCAATAGATCCCTTACAAATTGTCCTAATACCAGCAAGTGCTGATGGACCTATTGAAGGAACATTAATTATATTATAGAGACTGGTTGTAAACAATTCAATAGAGTTATCACCAGCAATCAATATTTCTCCACCAGCATATTTCTGTACTGTTGATGAACATTCCATTGAACTACCAGTAATCTTAGTAGATTGTGAACCAATATCAAGTTCTGCTCCTTGGAACGTTATCTTAGCACCTGCGGAAGCAATATCTACATCAGAACCAAAGTTGATTGTATGCTTCTGAATCTTCTCTCTTACACTCTCACCCCTCTTATTAACAAGTTTAGGTGAACCTTGAGCATTCATAAAGAATCCACCACCAACTGTTAGATGACAATCACCAGTAACATCTAAGAAATAATCACCGTGAATAGTTTCTACCTTATCATTCTCAATGTCTATACAATCATCACCTTTAACATCTTGTGTACGATTACCTGCCCAAGTAATATGGTCAGCAACTAAATTACCTCTATCACCTTTATTTTCTACAGTAGGGGAATTAGTTGTTGTATTATATGCTTTAACTGTCTTAGCAATGAGTGCTTTTCTATCAGCATCACTCATCTTCTCACCACTCTTCTCTTCTTCTTCTCTTATTTGCTTTTCTGCTGCTGCTATCGCTCTTCTTTGAGTATTACTATTAATAGAGAAGTGTAGAGTACCACTAGCATTTCTCTTTTGCTCAATTTGACCACCTGGATTACCTATGTGCAATTCATAAGAACCATCCAAGAAAGTTTTTGCAGCAGTTAGATAAGGATCTGCCTGTTTAATTAGGTTATCAAATAGACTACCACTTTCCTTAGCTTTACCACCATCACACGACTGCCTACCACCACCTCTTATATTCTCAATTGCCTTTAATTCTTCTGGTGTACAATGTGTTACACCTAATAATGGATACCAACCAACAGTATCTTGACCTCCATCTGGTTCTCTACCACAATCACTTGCAAGGAATCCAATAATCATTGAAATGATTCCTGTTATGCTTGCTTTACCATTCTTAATAAGGTCAAATCCATCAGCAAAAATCTTAGTACCTTTTTTCCAAGTGTCAATGATATCTTTTGCCTTACCTACAGCATCAACGATAGTCGTAACTTTACTAACAACGCTAATAACGCTATCGATCATACTCTGAACATTACAAACAATACCATCAATAGTCTTTTGAACACTCTGCAGAACAAATGCTGCTTTATCAATTAAACCTTCAAGTAAACTATCTAACTTATCAGTAATGAAACTCATAGGATCTGAGATGAATTTCATGATATTACTATCAAGGTTGCATAATGCAGAAAGAATTAATTTTACTGCTGACTGAATGATCCCAAATATCACCATAGGTGCACCAGTCTTCGACCCAAGAATACTAACCAGTTTTAATTCATCAGCAAGGTTAGCTAATGCTTGACGCATTGCAGATACAACTTGTGCAAATACTGCTCCCAAGAAATTTTGTATCTTAACGGTAAGTTCTTTTGCTTTTACTAATTTACCACTAACAACATCAAGAAAATCACCATCTTCTGCTTTAATTAATGTACTAGCACTATCAGCAAGATCCTCTACCAAATATTGCAACTGATATTCTAATGTTTTCCAAGGACCACCTACACCATTAGCAGCAGGTCTTGGTTTATCTCCTATTTTTGGTGCTAATTTACCAACACCCTTATTAGTTAAGTTATTAGGACTTTGAGGTCCATTAGGTTCTTCACCGTCACCATCTGTGTCATCAGATGGTATATTTACACTGGTATTTGAATCCTTACTATATCCTTCTTCCTCAGTAGTTGCATTTGATGAATTTGGAAATAATGGGTGTGTAGCAGCAGGATTAGGTGCAATTCCTGGTTCCATATCCTGACCAGTAAATGCAAATTTCTTCGTCTTCTTTGTCTTATCTGATTTTTGAACTCTTAGTACACCAATAACAATAGGCATTTGGGCATTATCACCATCCATGAAAAATCCCATGACAATAGCACCTGGTTGTAATTGACCAGATGATTCGCCTTGCTTATCATTACCTGATTGTGCAGTAGTTTGTAATACTGTAGCCCAAGGAAGAAATTTAGTAGGAAGGTCTGATGTAGTACCACCTTGTACATTAGTATAGTAACCAAGTACACGGCATCTAACCCTACCTAACTTCATAGGATCTTCATGATCTTCTACTTCACCAACCCACCAGTAAAATCCATCTTTACCAACAAAATTTACGGTTGCTTCAGAAACAATACCATCAATGGTGTCAATTGCCATTTTATTCTTATACCTTATGTTTTATTTATGAGACACGGACAAACTTATAAGTTCCATCATCACCCCAAAGGACATTACCCTCAGAATCTACGGACTTATCCTTAGTGAATAGTTTATTACCATAGAGATTCAACTCAGCATATACACTGGTATCCTCTCCATCCTGATCTATTTTACTATTAAATGATCCAGTCCACTTAGAACCATCCCATCTTAATGTCATATCACAGTTATCAAGTCTTTTCCAATTAGTATATGTGCCACCATAATGTTCAAGAACTACTTCTGTATCAGATAATGTCACAAGTTTCTTCCGAACCTCAAGATAAGGATCGGGATCATCTCTATAGTGATATGCAGCATGATACCATCCCAAACCTCTTCCAACTTTCCTTGTCCAATGCAAGGTCACCTGTCTAAATCCAGTAGGATTAGACTGTGCTTGGGCTTTATTACTCCAAGTACCTAAAAGAAACGCTTGAAAATATTCACTCATACCAATTTCTGAGACCTCTCATCAAAATCATACATTATGTTTATTGACATTATATATCTGTTTTGATCAGATTGATTTATTTCTGTCTTATGCTTCATCCATCCAGGAAATAATAACACATCATTAGTTTCCACATCAACAGTATGCCATTTTAACCCAAGACTATCATAGTTACCATGCATAGGTTCTGCACACTTGTATATCTGCATTGGATTCTCTATCATTAATCCTCCACCCTTAGGTGGAACATTTAGATAGCATGATACAGCAACAATAGCTCTATTATGCATGTGTTCTGCTGTCCATCCTCCTTTAGGATGTACATTAAGCCATGACTCTGAGATATAATTCTTTACTCTTGGTTCAAGTCTCCAAGTTTCCCATATCTCTCCGATACGAGATGGCAACCACCCCTGTACAAAGTCCTGAAACTCTGGCCAATAATGAGGAGGTTGATATTGTGTGCCCATAAGGACAACACTAGTCTCCGCACCATCTCTCATGAGAGGTTGCGGAACATTGTACTGTGTTTTGATATTCTCTGCTATCTTAAGATTATCAATTATCTTCTGCTTATTCTTATTAAATTCAAAGTCATACTTCCCTTTAAAGAGATAGGGAGTAGGATTAACATAATCTAACATAAACTTCAATCATCATAAACTAAACATTCTGGTTCGTCTGGATTCTGATCACAAAATAATTCTAAGCAATTAGGATCGTGATGGTCTCCATCTACGATCTCTTGATGATGATGCTCTTCGTATTCTATAAGGTCATGCAACTCTTCTTTAACGTGTCTACGTGCAGCAGGACTAATAGTAGGATCATCAAGGAGCTCCTTGTCGTGCTCTATATGTTGTTCGATTGTTGTCATAGTTTTCTCCAACTATACCGTAATATTTAGGTCAGGTCTACATTTGTTAGCGTTTGCAATTACACCTTGGATTTAGTTTTGATAACATCATCTTGGATCTTTGCCCCATCTGTTGTAGATAAAGTGGAGATAGCAGGTTTACCATAAAGACTATCCTTACAAAGAAGTAAAGTTGTACTGAAAGTCTCACCAGTAGATTCATGTTCAACACCAACTATAAGATAGCGTCCACTATACTTTTTGTCAATAAAAACTTCATCCCCTCTTTGTCCACCAGGCATTTCAACATAAACTGCAGATCCTGCATATAAATCAAGATTACCAGGAACTCCAATTGATAGTCTAATAGACTTCAATGATTCCATACGAATATATTGATATGCTTGAAGCTCTACCAACTGTTCATAATTCTTCTGGGGATTCTTTTTGAATTTTTTATCAAATACCTGGTTTGGAAGTGCAGTATAGCGTACTCTCTTTGGATAGTCAAGTAATGCCTGAACACCACTATCCATAAGTTTTATTGGATTCTGATCCTTAGTCTTTCCAAGATGAGACATATTCTTCCACATCTCTTGATTACTATATCTGTAAGTATCATTTGATATGTCCTGACTTACATCAGTTCCCACTTTAGAATTACCAAGTGTAGTTGGATCAAATCCAATACTATACCCTGCCCAAGCTCCATGTCTTAATCCCATAAGATAACTTCTTTCATTAGGGAATACTATACTATTAATATTATACGGATCAGTTTCTGGAGATCCTGTACTCTTAGGTCTATATGTGTATTTGTAAAGTTGAGGTTCTCCCTTTGTAAAATTAGTTTTAGTATCAAACTTTTGTGCATTAGCTCGATCAATCATACCATCAATTGATTTAAAATTATATCCTAATGCAGTCTCAAAGAAAGCATATCCATTTTGGAATGATGATTTACCCTTACCTTTACGAATTGTCCTCTGTCCTAACCAATAAATGAGATCAAATGGTCTCCAATTCGTTGATATGAATTGATGGTTATTAATAGATTCATTCAAATCAGTAAATACTTTCTTAGGACTACCAATATAATCCTTATTATTGAGAAGTCTTTTAACTATTGCTTCTGCTTTAGTACCAGACTCTGTTTGTTTATATGAAGTTTTCTTAGTTACGTCCTTCCTACCTCCAAACAAAACTTCACTGTGACCAAATACATTAACAACCTCATTCTTTAAAAACTCATCTGATGCAGCATTGATTATAAAGATATCAGACAACTGATTAGTTCTAGAACGATCTACAACTTCATAGGTTCTAAAAAAATAAGTTCTATCTATATGATCAGTCTTAAGAGTAAACTTCCAGCTCTCTGATCCTGTTAAAACAGCACACATTCCCATAGCATCAGTTAAAACAAAACTAGCTTGTATTGATGCATTAGTGATAGTCTCTGAAATACTAAAACCATTCAAAAATTCTACAAAATTCCAAGAACCATCAATTTCAACCCTCTGTCCATTACGATAAATGGATAATTCGGCTTCAATGTCAGAAATCTGACTACCTGTTATAGATCCTTTTCTATTAACATTACTCATCCGAAGATACCTCTCAAAGGATTATTAAATGAATTCAATGCTTGAACAGCAGTTCCGAGGAATCCACCGAAGCGACTTCCACCGCCTCCGCCTCCTCCACCGCCGCCTCTACCACCACCAGCATTGATCACTTTTGGTGTATTAGCAGAAGATAACACCTGTTGTGCCATAGAATTAGCTTGTGCAACCCAAGCACGACTACTATTATTTGATTTTTCAACTGCTGCCAATGCTTGTTGTACAATCTGAAGTGTTTTGGCATTCATCTCACGTCTAGCTCTATTCCTATCTTCAGTCTGCTTCTTAATTGCCTGAGTATCTTGAGTTCTTCCAATAGTAGGTCTTGGTGCTCTCCGTCCTGATGATACATTAGCAACTTTATTTGCTCCACTACCACCCCATAAACTTGTTTCTTCTTGACCACCTCTCTTTCCTCTTAACCCACCTTCTTGATAAGGTACACCTGGTCCATCACCTGCATATTTATCATTAGCCTTCTGTGCTAATAAATCCTTAGCTCCAGTATTACCAGCAGTATTAAAGATATGATTACCATACTTAACCTTATTAACATTCTGAGATGGATCCTCAAATGCACTCTTAGTTCTAAATCCAGTAGCAGCAATTAAATTGTCAGCAACTGATTTATCATAACCTTGTGCCATAATTTTATCCCTTAAAGCACGAGAATTCTGTGCCAACCTTATTGCTATAGCAGCACGTTTATATTCCTCCTCAGAGAAGTTACCATCTATAGATCCATCACGTACTGGTTGGAATTGTCCTTCACCCATAATAACATCAGTAATACTCTCACCCTTAGAATTAAACATACCTGGATTACCAGTCTGTCTAATCAATGCCTGTCTTTGTAATACTGCTCTTGCTACCAGAGACATACCAGTTGTACCTTCACCTCTTGCCTCAGCAAGAATTAATCTCTGAAGTAAATTAAACTCAGTCTTATCCATCTGCTTCCGTTCGGTCTTCCTCTTTCCTGGTAACTGCATGAAAGATTTCATCATTGAACGTAATCTATCACCACCAGATCCATCAGGATCATTCTTTCTTAACTTCCATAATCCCCAACGTTCACCAGTACCACCCCAATCTACTGGACCATAATTCTCATGAGCTCCACCACCATCTCTATTAGATGCTGCTTCAGCTTGAGTCATAACATTTTTTCTTGTCACATCACCTGGTTTCATTCCCCATGACATACCAATTCTTGCTGCCTCTTTCATCATATTAATCAACTGTGGTGATGTAGGAGGATATTCATCCCATCCTCTACCTCCCATTGCAGCAATAGCAAGACCTACAGCATTTTTATTACGTTTAAAAGTATGAGAAAGTGTTGCATCATAATCAGAATTCTGAGTTTTTTTACCAGCACCACTGAATATTGAATGATATCTACCTGTTGCTGTCTGATTATACGCACTACCAGTCCAATGTAGATACATTTTCTTATCTACCATGCCACCTATAGCTCTTGTTATTCCACTAACATCATAACCCATCCTTGTAGCTTCAGCAAGGCGATTCTTAGTAAGATTAGGATTAGATCTTGTAGCCTTAGTATCAAATGGAATAATATATGATGAACCGTCAGACTTACCTCCTGCTACATACTCAGTTCCATGTCCAATAAAGTTTGGACCCATACCATCAACACTAACAGGATAACCAGACTGAGGTCCTTGTATCCATCCACCTTTTGCCATCTCCTTGGCAGGTAATTCTATACCTATTCTATCTATTGTTCCAGCTTCAAATAAAGCTCGTTGGATATTAGGATTTGGTGCTTTACTAGCTTTAGACCATCCTCCATTAGAGGAATCAAATTTTTGTTTTACCCATATCTGTCCCTTCGAGTCAACAAACCAATCACCAGGCTGAGCACCATCTGGAGCACCTGGCACTAAATCGCCAACAAAGTTCTTTTCACCAGTAGGATCATCCTCATAATAGTCTATTATCTTGTCGGTTACTATTTCACCTACTTTACCACTGACAGCAATTGCAGCAGCACCAAGGAACATCCATCCCAATGGTCCGAGTGTCAATGCACTTAATTTCACATACGCAGCTTTTATTGCTGTACCAAATAAAGTAACGACCATCCTAAGTTCTTTAACAGTCGTTAAAATGTTTAAAGGATTCAACCATCTAAATGCTAAAGCTAGCGTACCAAATCCTACTAAAAATTGACCAAATCCTACTAATCGATCCCACCAACTACTTTCATCCGCAAGCATATTATAGAGACCATTAAACATGTTATTGGTCCCAAATTTAGCGATAGAAGCAAGAATCTTGAGCATCTTGCCCATGACTTCTACGCCCTTCAGTATCTTTTCTTTATTATCAGGATTTGCAATCCACTTCATTATAGGCAGGATAACAAATAACTTTAATAATCCTGCAAGCATATTAAGAAGACTTTCTATGAAACCAGGAATTTTACCTTTCTTTAATTTCCCAAGCCATGCAAACATACCCTGCTTTTTCTTAGGAGTAGTAAAATTAGGTTTAAATTTTACTCTATTCTTTTTCTCTTGCTCTAACCTATTAAGATTAATCTTTTTAATATCAACTACAACTGCACCAATAGAATTAACCGTCCTACCAAGATTATTAACTGCCGCAACATTAGAGACCATAGCCCTAACCATAGGATTGGCTCTGCCTCTAGCGTTAGTCTCGGCACTAACCATCTTATAGGGATCTATTTTGGAAGACTTACTTACAGTCATATAAAATTACTACTGCACATGATTATTTATTTACATCCTACCAGCTAGACTATTATAAGCATTACGCACAATAACTGCTTTCTCTTTAATTTGTGGTGAGATGACTACCTGATCCTGTATTATTGGCATTACTATAGGAAGAAGTTCTACTGGATCTTTTTGTAAAGCAACTGTCTTGGCACGATCATATAGACTCTTACCCTTTTCAACTGCTCCAAGTGCCTCAGGACTAACTCCTATCTCACCAGCAATCTCCTTGAGTCCAGTGTACATATCACCACCACCAAGTAATCCCATAGCAGACTTATAAAGTCCACCCATACCATTCTTCTCTGCTAATCCACCAATTGCTTGCATAGGAGAGAACCCACCAGCAAAAATATCCTGAATACCAGGAAGTTGTGAAAATCCAGGAATACTATTAGCTAATCCCGCAAGTCCAGGGAACATGTTACCAATACCAGCAAGGTTATGTTCTTGTAACCAATTACCCATATTAGCCATCCTTCCACCTTCACCAAAGAACCCACCTTCTCCAAACAATCCACCAGGTTTATTCAACCCTAATATATTACTACCAGCACTCAGGGCATTGCCCCAACCTCCACCAGTTGCACCTTGATAAACACCCTTAGCTAGTTGTCCTACATTAGACCCCATGAAATTACTAACTCCAGCAGTTAATCCTGCCCAAGCATTAGCACCAGAGTTATACATACCAGCAAGTCCTTGACCAAACTTACTCATACGTAAGTTCATCATCCAATTTGGTGTGTTAACCATAGACTTGGCAGTACTACCAATAGCAGCAAAGTTGCCTAAAGCACCAACACCGCCCATGACGGCACCCATGATATCTCCCTGCCTTAAGGAATTAAACGCATTAATACCTGCAACAATAGGTCCAACACCTGGAACAAATGATAGAGCAGTAGATACTATAGGATTACTAACTACCTTACCGACAGTATTAACAACACCACTTACTACACTACCAACACCCTTAACTACACTACCTACTGCCTTACTAATACCTTTAAATATCTTACCGAAGAAGAATTCTGGTAATTTACCTCCATCACCTTTCCAAAATTCCCACCATTTCTTACTAGATGTAACCTCTTTTTTAGCTGTTTTTTGAACAGGTGCTACAACATCATCCTTCTTCTTTTTACCCCATCCACTAAAAAGATTACCAAAGAAATTAGTTTTCTTTTTATTTGAATCGGATTTTTTTACTTCAATAGTTTTCTTAGGAGTAGTATCCCTATTGTTAATATAATCAATCTTCTGAGAAAGTACATCAATCTTTGTCTCATTAGGACCAACAAGAACATTGGGATATCCTAAGAGAGCCATATTTGCCCACTTATTCCAAGGTGTCTTTGCTTGTTCAGCAGCTAGATCCGACTTTAACTTATTAAGTACTTTTGCTTCACCATGCTGGGCTATTGCTTCATCTATCTTCTGATTACCCATCTCAGTGGCTTTTTTATTGATAGGTTCAAAGATGAATTTATCAGCAGCCCAATTAATACCCCAATCAGCAAGAATACCTACACCAAGATTCGTAGCACCCTTTGCTCCACTCTTTAAAATATTTCCAGAAGTTACAAGAGGTTTTGCTTTAAAATTCTTAACACCTTTCTTACCCCAATTTTTTATCCCTGACCAAGTTTTCTGCCAGAAATTCCCTTTCTTCATTATATTTGAAGCACCCTGAATACTAGGTGCTCTAAATTTAGTAGACCTTAATTTACCAGTGTTAGTAAACGATGTCTTACCCTTTACACCTTTACTTGAAGCGTTACTCTTTGTTCTTTGATTTAACTTACTATTTTTAGTTTTATTAGTATCTCCCTTTGGTGGCTTTGGAGGTTTTCTGTTGAATACATTGCAAAAGTTACCAATCCAGGTAACTATCATTGCTAGACTACCTATAGGATTAGTCAGCATTGATATAACAGCTATACCTTGAGTTAAATCCCAGAGGCCACTAAACCTCTCCATCAAGGTACTTTCTTTACCAACTAATTTTTGCCAACCTGATATTAACTTATCATTAACCAACCATTGACCAAACTCTTTTAACTTTGTAAATATTACATTTGATTTATAAAAAAATTCTTCTATTTTATGCTCATTATCTGGATCAGCAAACCATTCCAACATCTCCTTAACTACTGCGATCTTCAAGATCTCAGTAAATAGCATAAACAATGGTTCCATCATCTTTGCCCACATGGGCAACATACTCATCAAACCCTTACCTATTTTAGACTTACCAAAGAAACCTTTTATTTTACCCTTAGAAGGTTTCCCCTTATCAGTCTTACCTAATTTTGCCCTCTCCTGATCTTCCTCTGCATCAGAATCCCTATCTCTTTGTGCTTGCCGACGCTCCATCTTCTCTCTAAGAGCATCATTCTTTATACGAGCTATCTCAATCGATTCAATATCTTTAACTACACTACCAACACCATTAAGTGTCTTACCAAAACGATTAAAGGATAAAACTAATTTTCTGCCCACAAGCGATCCTTCGCTGGCATTATCTGCTGCCATGCCAGGATTAATAAACTTGTATGCTTCAATTTTAGCCATTAGCTGCTTGTTGCTCTTTTGCTCTTCGCTCTTCCTCTTTGAGGAATGACATTAGTAAATTAACATAAATTTCCTTCTCAAAGGGCATCAAATTATCAACATACTCTATATTCCACTTGTGATGATGCATTAATGCGAAGTTACCTTCATAATAAGCTTTCAATGTATTATGAAGTAGAGCTATGCGAAAAAACTCGCAAGACCCTCAAGTACAACATCACTTTCAACCTTTGTTTTAGGATTAGTTACCTTCAAAGTATGAGATAACTTAGGCATAGTTTCAAAAAATTCTTGAACCTTAAGAAACTGCTTACTGCTTAACTGCTCAAAGAACTCTACAATTTCAGTTCTTGGCATATCAGTACAATCGTATACCTGTTCAGTATCAGTAATTGATTCAACACAATCAGCTGCCATGTCAAAAACTTGATCGGGACCGAAATCCTCTTCGTCACCTATGAAATTCATTGAAACAAAAGTTTCCATACTAGGATACTTCATCTTCATAACGATTTCATCAGATAATTTAATCTCTGATTTGTGTTTTTTATCTTTTTTAATCTTAATATCACTCAAAGGAATTGTTACAGGAACTTGAGTTTCACCATCATCAGGACATGTTACAGAGAGTTCAACACTCTCACCAACAGATTTTGTACGAATCTGAAGGAATAAAAATTCAATATCAAAAGTTGCTAAAACATCTATTTTTTCTATATCAGTACATGCTGTAATGATAGTCTTAATAGCATCAATAAGATCTGCCTGTTCACCAGTTTCAGTCGCTAAAAGAAGCAACTTCTCTTCTTTAACAAGAAAAGGTCTATAATTTACAGTCCTACCATCAGACGGTAGTTTCATTTTGTACTTAGGTACATTTAATTTAGGTAATGCCATAAATATTCAATTCAGTATAGTTATTTAGTTACCAAGCACGACCTCTTACGTTTCCAATAAAGCTTTCTGCATTCTGAGTATTATCTCCATCCCAATATCCTTTAGCTGGAATAGTTATCATATGTTTAAGATCATCATCTTCAAATTTGGGTGCAGCATAAAATCTATATCTCTCATAATAGAACGATACACCAACAGTCATTAGTGATGATGCATTGTTATTAAGTTGTGCACTACCTATATTGTAAGGAAAAACATTTCTCATTTCCCACATAGCAGTAATCTTGTTAAGTCTTGCATTCTGCCACATTTTTAATTGTGCTTGTTGATCATTCTCTGCCAATGCCCTCTTCATCTTATCATCTAAAGAAGCATAATTACCACCACCTCTTTCCCATTTAAAGATTCTTACTGTAGGTGCACAATAATCCTCATAATATTCTGTCATCTGATTAGAATCATTTGCCATTAATGTCATCCATCTCTCAAAAACAGTCCTAGTCCTTTGAGATCGTGGCATCATAAAATTCATCTGCATCTGACTAAAAGCAGATCCAGTAGCGTACTTATAACCAGCACCTACATTAGTAATCTGCCCTGATGTAATCTGTTTACTTGGTAAACTAACACTATTACAATAAAAATCAAGTAATCTTCCAAGTTGATCATTTCCTAATTGAAATTTACCATTCAATTTAGTTGTAAAAATTGGAGGTGCTGCAAACTGAATTGTATATAAGTTGGTATAACTGGGATGGTTATCATCATCCCTCATGAAAGCTTGAAAATCTTGCAAAGAGTTATATCGTGCACCACTTTGATCTTTGTGCACTACATCTGCACCACCAACTATTAATTTTATAACATCTCCTACAAAATCAAATACAGGTCCCATGTTTGCCATTAGATTTTCAACTCCTTCTCTGTGATTAGCATAAATTCCATATTATAATCTTTACAAAACTCAGTCGCTGCTTTCCACTTTGCTTGGTTTACACCCCAAGTGAAAACTTCATTGATATATCTCTTAGTTACTCGTTTCTGAGTTTTAGGTTCTTTAGTTTGTCTAAAGGGTTTAACCTCAACGATATATTTCTTACCTCTCACCTTTACATAAAAATCTGGGTAATACTTATGTCGTTTACCATCAACAGGACTAATATAAGGAATAATGATCTCCTCACTACCCCATTCTTGTACTGCTGAACGAGAATCACACCATTCCATAAATTTATACTCCCAAGATGACCTAAAAACAACGTTATTAGGATCCCCCTTGTACTTAGAGGGCAATCTTAGACGATACTTACCTTGTAAATATCTTTTTTTTCGCATAAATAACAATAGGTCACGTAATATTTAGGCAAGAAATTGAGTAGTATCTACAGATATCCATTAAAGCCGCCTGTTGAGTCCAGTGGGATCGACAGTGTTGAAGGTCCAACAGAAGCAATTGACTACTTAGTTCTGAAAAGATCTAGGATATTTTATGATGAAACAAAGGCAATTGGTGATGTCAACATTCATCACTTGACTGAGGCAGGAGCTCCAAGGGGAGGTGGAAAACTTGTAAGAAGACAGTATCAAGATGGATGTGTGTACCTTGCTATGCCACCACAACTATCAACAGCATATCAAGCAGCATATAGTCAGCAAGATATAGGTGTTATGGGTCTGGGATTAGCAGAGATGACATCTAGTGGCGGTGATTTTGGAAAGTTAGTAGATGCAATTCAAGGTGCTGCAGGAGCAGGTCTACCTGAATTTGCAGGATCAACTGCTACTAGCATAGCTAACTCATTTGGTAACATGTTAGGACTTGCAGGGCAAATGGATGCAAATGCATTATCTCAACTTAATAGAGGAAAGGTTTTTAACCCATTTTCTGAACAAGTATTCAAAAGTATGGCATTCAGACAACATCAATTTAATTTTAAGATGTTAGCTAAAAGTCAAGCTGAAGCAGCAATGATTCAAAAGATAATTGACTGGATAAAACTGGGTGCTACTCCAAAAGTTGAAGCTGGAAGCGGTGATTGGGAAAAAGACTTTATGGGCACAAAATCAACATCAACAAAATGGACCTCTGATGGGAAAAAAGAGACTGTATCCAATGATCAAAAAGATGCAGCAGCTAAAATCAAAACGAAACTAGAAGATGCAGGAAATGTCTCACAAAACCAAAGATTCTTCCAAATACCAGACCATTTTGATCTTAGATTTGTCAGAGTAGATCCTGCTAAACAAGATAGGTGGTATAACCCTACTGGGGATAATGCAGGTGGGTTTGATGATGGATCAGGATTCCAAAGTATGCACTTTAAGATACATCCATCATTTTGCAATAACGTTGGTGTTAATTATACTCCAGATGGTCAATACACATCATTCAAAAATATTAAAAATGGTAACCAAATTCAAGTACCAGCAATCCAACTATCATTACAATTCATTGAAACAAGACTAGTAAGTCAACAAAACGTACAACAAGGATACTAATGTATTTTTCACAACTACCAGATGTTTTCATCGGAGAAGGATTAGACGATACAGAATCCTTCAAATATCGTCTTGTCAAGAATATCTTCAGAAGAGTAAAAATACGATCTGATATAGCAGATGTAGCAACTAGCTTTGAATCTTATATACTTGGAGATGATGAAACTCCTGAACTAATTGCTCAGGCATTATGGCAGAATGGTCATTATGACTGGGTTATACTATTAGGAAATAATATTACAGATTTTTATGAGCAATGGCCTAAAAATTCAAATGATTTAACCGACTACTGTAGAGAGAAATATAACGATATTGAAGCTATACATCATTATGAAACCAATGAGATCAAGTACAATGATGATATTGTAATGTATAAAGAAGGTCTACAAGTTAACGAATCATTCCGTGCTGTAGTTGATGGAACGACATTAACAGCAGAACAATCCAGAAACCCAATTAGTAACTATGAGTGGGAATATTATCTAAACGAAAAGAAAAGAATGATTAGAATACCTACAACATTAATGTTTGATGTAATGAACTCAGAATTTGAGAATTTGATTGCTTATGAACCTCATTCAGAACTTGATGAATTTGGCAATAAAAAAACGCCCCTAAATGTGGCGCAGAGATTCTTGGATGTATCTGGTTATGTTACTGGAAGTATTAGTAAGTCAGATGAAATTGGCACAGTAACCTCATACGATTACGGTCCAAGTGCAACAACAAGTACAGCAGGTGTAGCAACAACTGTCGCAAGTCAAACTGTTACTGTCTAATCGTCTTGGGGAAGACCATGAGACTCATACTCGAGCTGTTGCTCTAGAAAAGCAATCTGATCAAGCAATTCCTTATTTTCCTTCTCTAATTCCTCAATATGATCCTGATATACTGTTAGCATGGATTCGTATTTTTCATTTTGGAGTTCGAGTTCGTACCATGATTTAATTTCATCGTACATTTTTACTTAGACATTTAAGGTTTTCTTTATATCCATCTCGTTACGACCATTTCGACGGATTGGTCGTCTTTAGCGACTTCTTGACTTTCTACCTCAAATCCCTCACTCTTTGCAGCAGCAGCGATTACTTCGATAGCGTATTGTTGAGATAACTTATCTATAAACCTTTTTACAGGAATTGGTTGATCCCAAGTCTGAAGATCTGTTACGAGTTCGTAACTTTGCGTAACCTCATTCCAACGAAACCCAATATCCTTGCCAATAGCGATATTGACGGTCATTTCCTCATGTTCATGATTAGTAGGATTCTCTAATTTCTCATCAATAAAAACTGGATGCCCCATTAGCATAAGTGCCTGTAATAGTGCTTTACGGTCTTTAATTTTGGTCTTGATTGTGCTGAAGTGTGACATTTTCCTGTTTTTGGTAATATTCTGAATTATGAATTCTGCGGGTTAAATCTCCAAGTTTCGCTTCAATGTCTTTAGTGAGATTTTCGCAAACATCACCTTTTACACCTTCGACTCGTTCTTCGACTATACCGTCTTGTCTAATTTTGAACGTAATTGTCTGTTTGTCTGTCATTGTAAAAACCTTAATAATCTAAAAAATTGCCGAGTTTTTTTTGCGACTTTTTTGGAACTAAAAGTCGAATAATATATCAACCTTGCCATATTAAATCAGGCATTGCCTGTTGTCCAGGTCTCATTACAAATAATAGTATAGCATATCCAACGAACCATATGATATTAAATATCCATGCTTGTCTTATCAGATACTTTCGTACACCCATAGCACGGTTGATCATTCTCTCATCATCATAACTCATTGGTTCTGATGTTGCTAACCTTCTTATGATCTGTTCTATGATCACTGCAATGATTGACCCTATCACTAATGGATAGAATACAAAATTTGCGAA